GGCGTAGTCCCCGCGCCGTTGCTCGTCAGGACGTAGGTGGCCGTGCCGGCAGCCAGTCGCTGATACGCAGACGCACCGCGCACGAGAATATCACCCTGCGCGTCACTGCCGGCGATGATGTCGCCCGCCGTGACCCCCGTGTTGTTGACCCACGCGGACCCGCTGTACCGCAAGTAATCACCAGCAGCCTCGGACGTCAGGGTGACGTCGTTGAGGGCATCCAGCGTGTTCTTTCCCGTCACCGGAGTCGTCCACTGCGGCGCGGTGCCGCTGGACGTCAGAACGTCGCCGTTGTTGGACGACACCGCCAAGCGATTCCAGTTAGTGCCGTCGTAGTAGATCAGATCGCCCCGGGTCTGGGCGGTGATGTTCAGCTTGTCGATGTCGAGCTGCGTGCTGTTGACGAAAGTCGATCCGTCATGCCGGATATAGGCACCGGCAGCCGGCGTGCCCGTGATCGTGACGTCCGACAGATCGTTGAGCTGGGTAGCGCCTGTGGCACCGCCGCTCACCCACGTCAGGTTGCCGCTGCCGTCGTTTTGCAGGAACTGGTTAGATCCTCCCTGCGTAGCCGGCAGCTTCAACACGTAATCGCCAGCCAGGGTAGCAGGAGCGCAGATCGTGATCGTGTCGGTGCCATCCGTCACGATAAGGCCGGTCTCAGAATCGAGCAGCAGGCACGGCAGCCACGTCGTGTTGCTGTCGTTTCGCACGTACAGCGTCGAGTCGGTGGTGTTGTACCACTTCATCCCGGCTTCGGGGCTGCTCGGCGCAGTAGTGCCGCGAAACCACTTCGCGACTTGATCGAATGCGTCGTTGATCTGGTTTACGCCCTGATCGAGCGCGTCGGCGGGATTGACCGGGTTGTAGGCCATCGCTTACCTGCTCTCCAGCGTGAGGTGGAGCTGCTCGATCTGGGGTGCCCAGGCCGCCTCGCTCGGTGTGATGCTGAATCTGAACTGAAAGTAGCGCAATCCCGTGGTCGGGGTGCCACCGATCACGGCGCTGCTGACGGTCGGCACGCCTAAATAGGTGTAATCCGACCAGTTGCTGTTGTCGGCGCTGGCACGAAACTCGAGCGCGTATGCGTTGCGCCAGTCGCCAGGCACCACGTAATCGTGCCAGTTGTTGTCTCGAGCTGGCTGCGTGTTGAACGTCAGGGAGCTCGTCCACCCAAGCCCGGCCGGGTTGCGCGTGTGCCAGACCGCGCCGATCTTGTAGGTGCCGCCGGTGCCCGTGTCGATCGAAGGAGTTTCGTACACGCACGGCAGCGTGTTGTCGGTAAAGAAAAGAATGCCTGACGTATTGGTTAGGTTCGTCAGCGTGCCCGGCCACGACAGCGATCGTTGGTTGCTGTGCTGGGCCGTCGTGCTGCCCCAGTCGATCAGGCTGCCTGCGGTGGTGGTGATGACCGAGGTGTTCCCGTATACGCCAGCCGAGCTGATTGCTCTAACGAAGAAGCGCTCTGCGATCGTGGAGCCGTGCGTCGGTGCCCACTGCTGCGTCTCTAGCACCGTCGTCGAGGTCACCCCCACGATCAGGCTGCCGACCCACTCTGCGCCCCGGCGCACCTCGTAGTGGCTGACGGGAATGTTGTTGACCGCGTTCCACGTCAGGTTGAGGTAGTCGCCCCCGTTGTAGGAGTAGGCGAAGTTAGGCGGGGCGTCCGGTACGATCTGCCCCGCGCCCGTGATCGTGATCTCGGCGATGCTGCACGTGCCTGGGGTTCGAGAAGCGCCCAGCGTCGATTCCGCCATGACCGCGATCTCATAGGTGTGACCGAGCTCGAACATGCCCGATAGCAGAATCGTCTGCTGCGGAAACGCCACCTCGTCGACCAGTTGGTAGTTGCCAATGACCGGGGTCTTCCCCACGGGATCGGCAGTGATGTCTCGCAGGTGGATCGTCGCCCCGCCGATATCTGCGTCTGTCGGGTACGTCCAGGACACCTCGACGCCGTAGTCGAGGCCGCCGCCGGCTACAACGGGCCGCTCGATCGCGACGAGCTGCGACACGCAGCCCGGGACGCCGTAGGGGCTGGGCAGGTCGGTGTAGGTGATCGTGTCGAGCAGGCCGACGTCATCCTCGTGGATGCGCTCGTCGTAGACCACGCCGGCGACGTACCGGGTCAGATTCGGCGAGGTCCGTAGGTCCGTGACTTTGACCAGGCGCGTCGATCGAAGCTGCTTTCCCATGCTGTAGACCGAGCCCGCCGTCACCGCGTAGGTGAAAGCCGTACTGACCGTCAGAAACGTGCCAGCCGTGTAGGTGCCTGCCGGGTCCGTGATTGTGCGGATGTCGATCGTGTCGTCAGGGTGCCGCACGCATACCTCGTAGGTTTCGCCTTCCTCGAGCACGACGTCACGATCAAAGACCACGAGCTCGTTGAACTTGGCCCCGGTCGGTATCTTGCCGCTGTAGCCCCACTGCGGCAGATCGTGCGCCACGCGGATCAGGTCGCCGGCCTCGCACAGCACCGCGTCAAGGTCGGCCTCAAACTCGACTGTCTGCGTGAGCTTTTGCAGGTTCATGGCGAACCGGGCCTCGCGCACCGCCTGGCTGCGGCGCGTGATGCCGAATCGGTCGATTGTCGTGGTGCGCTGCGGCAGCCCCAGCTCGAGCGCGTCTTGATCGTCGACTCCCTCGACATCGACGAGGTAATCCATGTCTTTGTTGAGGTATCGCACCTCAGTGCGGGTGCTGCGCAGCTTGTTGGAAACCCACGCTTGACGCCACGAGTCGCGCTTTATGTTCGCCATCGTGAAGAGCTGAACCGGCTGCCGCGCCTTCTCGACTTTGACGCGGATCGTATCGCCGACAATGACGAACATGGCACGGCTCGTTGCCGCGATTTGCAGCAGCGTGTTCCAAGCGTTGCCGTCGCCGTCGATCACTGCGTCAAACGTGCAGCGAGCCTCAAGGTTTCCGGTGCCGTCATCGACCTGCTCGTCGCAGTAATCGGCCCAATCTTTGAACGATTGCAGGTCCACGTTGGTGTAATCGAACCAGCGGCCCATGCCATACCGCGCATTGAGCAGCAGATCGAGCGCACACCACGCCGGGTTGTTGTAGGGGCTCGCGTCGACAAAGGTCGGATCCTCGGCGTCAATCCCATCCCATTTCTGCACCTTACGACCACGGATCGTCTGCGTGATCGTCGGCAGCGCACCGCTGGCGCTGCGGTCGGCTTCAATGCGCAGCCGCGTGTGCGCAACGTTGGGGTACTGCGCATCGGAGTCAATGACCTCGGTGATCGAGTCGAGGAACAGATCGTGGTGATAGGCCGATGACGTCGGTGACGCCTTCCAGTTTTGGATCTGCACGTCGTAGACGTCTCGAAACGGCAATTGCAGCTCCTCGACGGTCGTGAAAGGTGCGATCTGATTGCCCGTGACAAAGCGGTTTTGCCACGATGACCAAACGCCAGTCGGGGCGCTGGCGAGCCGGTAGCGCACGCGGAATGCCGTCGTCTCAGGGTTGCTGTTGCCGTTCGTCGGGTTGAGGTAAATCAGACCACGAGGGTGCGTCACGTTGAACCGCACGCGGTCTACAGACTGATTCGTCTGGTAGTCGAGGATCGGGCCACCCTGCCACGTCGTTGTGTCGTTCGGGTCACCGTTGGGGTTGTTCACGAGCTCGAGGCCAACGCTGTAGAGCTGAAACTGACCGCCGCCGCCTAGCGGGCTCTGGTAGTTTGCGCCCAGGTTGTGCTCGATCGTGGCCCGAGCTCCGTAGGCTGACAGCTCGTTGCCGTTGATCCGCGTCTCGAGCACGGCGTCGATCTCGCCCTCACAGATTGCCAGCACCAGATCGAGCGAGTTGCCAAAGTTTTCCCCGGTGATGTACGGGTTGTTGCCTTCTAGGTTGATGCTGACGACGTTGCCACCGACGACGTGCGTCCCATACACGATCGGGATAGGCAAGCCCGACGACGCTGTGTTCTGAATGCCGTCGAAACTGTAGGTGTTGCTCGTTGCAACCTCGAACGGGTTATCGACGTCAGGCTCACCGAACAGCGCGTTGATACCTAGACCAACAGCGTAAGCAACGACAGCGGTGACGATAGCCTCGACGAGAAACACTCCGATGCTGACCGGATCGCCAGGAAGATGCACGAACGCGAGATCGTCGCTGTACTGGACCTGACGGTCTTGCCAGTCGCCGTGGTGGATGAGCTCCCCGTTAGCCACGCAGGCATAGTGCGGATCGGTTAGCGCCTCAGCCGGCGCGTAATCCGCGACAGTGGCGTCATCCCGGTATAGCCGCAGCTCAGTCTCTGTCACGCGGCAGTGCGGCCACGCCGTTACGCGATGCACGCGGATCATTCGTACACCCCGCTATAGCGAACGCAGGCGACGGCAAAATGCCGCAGCCTCGACCATCGAATGACATGCACCCCGTGCCGCTCCGTTGCCTCCAGCATGACATCAGGACCGACCATGATTGCGCAGTGTTTCGCGATACCGTTGTGGTTCGGCTCGCCCGCACTCATCGGCCCACGGATCAGTGCCACGTCACCGATTTCTCGGCATGTTGGAACCCATGTCCAGATGTCGCCGTCCAGCTTGTCCGTCTCGATGTGTTTGTCTGGGAACTGCTCGCGGATCTGCACCGGAATCTGATATTTCCACCCAAGCCTGGCGAAGACTTCGGCCACGAGGGTGAAGCAATCGTAAGCGTGCCCTGATTCGCGCCACCCGTAAGGAAGGCCGATCAGGTCGCTGTAATCCAGCATCGTATCACGCTGCACGTCACTGCCTCCGGCGCGGGATTGTGGGGAAGCCACCGAATCGAGCCGGCCAGAGACTGGTCTGGCCTACGTCGGTGTACTGCTGCCCGTGCCATTCGCAGCCACCGGTTCCGGTGCGCAGTTTAGTGCAGGCCGCGCTATCGCCGACGCCGGCAGGCAACGATGGCAAGCTCCAGCCGCACTCGGGCGACTTGAACTCCCATCGGCACCGCGATCGACTGTATATCTGGTGCGGCATCTTGACCTCGACGAGCGGAAGTTGCGAAAGCCGGAACGTCACGCGCTCGGCGTCAGCAAATGAGCTCGTGATCGTGAATTGTTGCGACACTGCGGCGCTGGCGTCGGACAATAGCGCCGTGCTCACGATATAGAGCTTCACAGAACGGTCCAGAAGCCCGTTCCGCCGCTCCAGAAAGCTCTGCACCTCGCGGGTCGCATTGCTGACCGACACGTCCAGCACGGGCAGATCGCCGCGTGCGTTCTCCTCCAGCTCGCTGATGCTGATCGGGAATCGTTTGTAGGTGCGGCCGTTGAAGGTCACATCCTCCTCGTTATTGACCAGGAACACCCACTCAGCGTCCCCGACCTGCACGTCAAACAACAGCACCCACGGCTGCTGGTTTTCCGGTTTGTTTTTTTCTTCGCGGCCGCTGGCGCTGATCTCGTGAACCAACAGTCG